TATTTGGTATCTGTTTCTTTTCAAATATCTCTCTTATTTCGTTTGCTAAATCCGCTGATTCATTGTATTTAGTAGAAACTACAGTAATAGAAAAACTTACATCATCTTCTACACTTCCATCTTTATTAAAGATAGTATTAACTATAGAATTTCTGTAGTAAATTATAAAAGGATAATTAGTAGTTTGTTCTGCTATTACTGGATAGATTCTATCAGCTACAACATTTTGTATTATCTCATTCTCGGATAGTTTATTATAAATTACTTTACCGATTTGTATGCTGTTTATCATTTTAGATTCTTACTATTTATTATATTTACCGCTTTATCCACTTCGTTTTCCATATTACTTTGGAAAGAAGATTCATTAGTATCTACTGAATCCTTAAAGAAATATCCCCTCTTTTTAATATCACCAGTCTTTCTTGGTTTTCTTAATGCTTTGCCGTTATACGTTTTTGCAAATCTTGGTCTAGTACGGAAATTTCCTTTTTCCAGAATTGGCAATCTAAAACTACCACTACCAGTTTTTCTTGTACTGTCTATTCTTACTTTACCAACAATAGTTCCATCTTGATTTTCGTATATTCTAGTAACTCTTACACCTTTTTGTAGAGTATCATCATACTTTGGATTCTTCTTATTAGTATTCTTAAATGCTCTACTTAAATTTGATTTAGCATCTTTCTGGATAACTTTTAATGCTTTCCGTAATCCAGTCTTTAATGCTTTACCAAGTTCTTTGTGTGTCAAGTTCTGGAACTGTGAGAAAACCCTAGTAGCATTTGTTTCAATCATTTTTCAATACACAATTTACTGTTTTGGTCTGTGAAGGTTTATCTAATTCAATCTCCATTATTCGCCAAAACTTATTATTCCATTTTATTAAATCTAATTCATCTACATCAACATACATTCTTACCTCAAAAGTCTTACTATAATTATAAACAACTTCATCGTTTTCTATATTCCGATTTCCGTTATCATTAATAATTCTTGCTCTTGTACTCTTATCCTTTAAATAAATTGTAGACTGCTCTCCCCAATCAGATTTAGTAATTTGTGGTTTGTGTATTTCAATAATTTCTGTAAGTAATCCAGCTCTCATTAAAATATTCCTCCATCTTTAAATTGTTTATTGTAATTAACGTACATACTTAGTAAATACTCATAAGACTTTGGAACTTCATAAGATTGTGCAAATGCTACGGATTCCCTATTAGCGTAAAGGTTGCCAACCATTAGTAATATAGCTTGGATAATTGGGGATGGCAATTCATCCCCATTATCCTTTGCTAATTCACTTAAACTATAGTCAATATGTTTTTCAACTATTTTTTCAGCAACCTTAACCAAATCCATTATATATTCATCATCATCTGTGAAATACTTATCTATATTCAGATGGTGTTTGACTTGTCCGATTCTTATATACATACTGACTTATAATTAATTTAGTTATTATTACGCAACAGTACCAACTGCAATAGCACCTTCTCTAAGAACTTTAGCGTCAAAGTAAGCATTAACAACAAGTCTTACTTTACCGTTAACGGCTTGTGTAAATGGGTCAACCGTGATGTCAATCGAACCCCATTGTCCAATTGCTAAGTTAGAGAAATCACCGAAAGCAATATGTTTACCTTCTACATTAGAAGTATTGTAAGCATCTGTACCATCTACTTGTCCGTGTTCAAATACCATTCCAGTATTGTTAGTACCTTTAATCATTCCTCTTAAAGCAGCCTTTGCTTTGTTACTCATAATGTACTTACATTCTCCATTAACGTTTGCATCTTCTACATCTGCTTCTAAATCGCAAATATCACCATAATCTGCAATAGAAGTAAGTGAATCACCAGCAGCTACATAGAAAAGTCCAGCTGGCTGTGTAGCAGAACCAGCAGCAGAACCAAGAATAGTAGATTCAAGTTTACTATTAACAGCATTAATTATATCTCTCTTAATAAGATTTTCTGCATCAAGTGAATCTTGTACAAGAAATTCTTTTGAAACGTCTACATAGCAAGTAAGTCTTTTTGGAGTAAGTTTAACATTAGAGAAAGAACCAGCACCATCTGAAGCAGCAGCAGTTTCACCTTCCCAAGTTACATTAGAACCAGCCATTACTGGAACTTGAACGTCACCAGCTAAACCAGTTAAGAAAGTAGCACCAGCATTAACAAGTACGTTCTTTGCTCTTAATGGTTCAAGAATAGAAGTAAAATCTGTAGTAATTACATCTTCGCCCTCACTAGCTACTGTAATAGCTGCTCTTTGCTCTGTAGGAAGTAAAATCTGTCCTTTACTATTTATACCAGCTTTACGCATTTCCTCAGCACCTTTTTCAATTACTGCACTAGCAGTTTCGTCTAAATTTCTGTTGTTTGCTATATCGTTAATAGCTTTAATAAGTCTAAACTCTTTCATATTACTTTTTTTATTAATTAAATTAGTTTTATTATTATCTTCTTTATTTAATTCTGCATCTATCTTTCTTAATTCATCATTTAATTCTTCTATTTGAACTTTGATAGAATTGTATTCATCTGCTTCTGCGCTTGTAAAATCTCTTATTTCAGTCTTACAAGTTTCAATTAGTTCTAAAGCTTTCTTTTTAAGTTCCGCTTTCTTGTCCTTAATCTGTAAACTATTCATAATAATAAATATTATAAGTTATTAATTTCTTCGGCTAAAACATTCATTTTAGCATCAATTTCTTCAGATTTAGCTTTTACTTCAGCAAATCTTTTACTACAACTTGTAGCTTCATAAGCTGGCTGAAATACTGGTGATACATCGTAAAGCTGTTCGATTTTATAAATATCTCTATAAATCTTACCATCTTTCTTGTACCACTTTTCAGCATCTGCATCTTTTCGGTTAATACTGAAAGCAAAAGAACTACTTGAAATATCACCTCTTTGTAAATACTCTAAAAGTTCATCACCAGTAGCTGTTTTAGGTGCTTCAAACATATATCGCAAACCGTTATCATCAACTTCTAACAATAAGCTACCTTTGCCGTTTTTACTTCTGGCTAGTACCTTATCATCTTGGTGATTGAATTTAGCAAATACATCAGATTTTTCTATAGTTTCATTAGTAATAGCACCTCTGTGTATTACTTCAGTCCAACCTAAATCTTCACTTGGACTATCAAATACAACAGCCATTCCTTCAACTGTTCTACCTTCAGTATCAAATGTAAAATCACTATTCAATTTCCTCTGTTCCATCCTCGTAATCGATTTCTTCATTATTTTCTTCATCTTCTATAACTGGATAATCATCTAATATTTCCCAACCATATTTTTCTAATACTTCATTTGTTGGGTTAATTATCTGTATAGTATCATTTCTAAAATACTTACCTTCTGTTATCTCACCGCTTTCTTTGTTTCTAAATATATAAGTCATAATCAATAATATTTAATGTATTTATGCGCCAGTAAAATCTTGTGAACCACTACTATAATAGATTCTTAAATTTACTTTATCAAAAAAACCATATTTTCCAGTTTCAACACTTTGTACTGGTATCATATCCCTTACTAATTCTTGGTTTCTCCAATACTTGAAATAATACATTCTACTGTTTGTATTTGCACCGTAAGTAGAACCATTTAGTTTACCTAATAAAAATGCTCTTGAAGATGTACCACCTCTTTTAGCAATACTGTTTGTCCATAATTGCTTATTGTTTGCATCAAATATATAAAAGTGCATCTTTTGTTCGGTATCATTAAATATACTTTTGTAAGTGAATATTTTATTAGTAAATCCGCCAACTGGTGCAAAACTAATTGCTCCAGTACCATATTCAAAATACAATGTGTTATTCATTGCTCTTGCACCATAGGCATTATTATTATTTCCACTCCAACCACCACAAAAATAGTTTCTTGCAGAACCAGCTAAATATACCTTAGTTTCAAAATAATCAGTAGCATTTGGTTGTATTCCTATACTACATTGTTTTGCACTATTCTGAATAACAATATAATTTCTAAAGTAATACAAATTATCATTTGCATCTGCTATTACTCTTTCACCACCAGTAAATTTATATGAATTAGCACTACCATAAAATTCTTCATTTACTCTATCCCATAATCCGTAAGTATCTGTACTTATTTGGTACATTGGTATAAAATCCCTAACTAAAGTTCCACTATGACTATATAGTTTAAATGAATAAATCCTACCATAAAAAGCATTACTATTGTTTACATATCCAATAATATTAAATATTGATAATTGTTTTGAATTAACAATACTACCACTATTTTCAAAAGTAAATGATTTAGTTACTGTTTCTTGTGTTTCTTCATCAATATCTTCATATTCTACTGTAAGTTCTTGTGGGCTACCAATTAAATGATACTTCTTATCTAATTCTGCTGTATATTCTGTATAATTAATTGCAGTTCTATTACAATAAGTTCTAAAATATGGATTTGCAGAAATACCAATACTTGCATTATACGGATTACCAGCACTTTTACCAATTAAATAACCTTGCTTTGCACTTGATATTGTTATAACTGCATCTATTGAATAACCATTATTTGTACTAATAGAGAAATTAGTATTGATATATGCTAAATTGCTATTTTCAATATATTCAACCCTTACAAAATCATCTGCTTTTGCTTGTCTTAATGCAGATAATCCCATTAATCTACGTCTAAATCTACTCATTGCCAACCCTCCATTATACCTAAGTTATTAACAATACTAATTTGGTAAGTGGTATTTGCTTCTATTGCTGCATCTGTTAACCAACTAACAGTATTAGGTAATGTTAAAGTAGTTGGACTAGCACCACTTTCAAACTGTATCATAAACTCATTATATTTAGTTGCATCTACTTCTGCAAATGTTATAGTTAAACTTGCAACTTCACCCCAAACATTAAGTACATTTGGTTGTATTTCTACGGTTGTTTCAGTTTGTTCTACTATAACTGGTTCTGCTTTCCTTTGGAAGTTGTTATTAACGTAATTAACTGTTGTATACTCTCCTTTTGGCTGGTAAGTATCAGCAGCATCTTCTTTACTTAAATAATCCACTTCAACTTCAACTTTACTAATATAGTTATTTTCTAAATTAGTTTCAAGTCTTTGTATATTTCCGTTTATATTTGCAATTTCATTACCAATTTTGTTATCTGTCTGTGTCTTGGTATAGTAAGTATTGTTTAGTTTGTAATTAACGTTATCTACTTCATCACTTACTTCTTGTAAATCAGAATTAGTTGCATAATCACCAGCATCTGCTTTGTTATTCCATCTTGCTTTATCTTCTGCTGTAACGTGAATTGTACTATTATTTGAGTGATTGTCAATTTTTGCGTTTAGAGCGTTTACAAATTCAGATGTGGGTAAGTTATCCACTTGCGTCTGTAATGCGTCCAAATCGCTTGTATTGGCTTTCAAATCCAATTTATTTTCTATCTCGGAAAGTTCTTCATCTAAAGAATCACAATCAACTTTTTCATCTAAAGTAGATTCTATTTCGTTAATCTTTTGATTGTATACTGAATATCCAACTTTACCAGCTAATGCTAACCTTAAATCATTCTGATTTGAAATACTACCAGAGATATTACCCCAAACTACACCATCTAAAATATGTGGGTTTAAATCTTCTGGAACAATCGTATCTGAATCTAAAAAGAAGTCTGTAGTAAACTGTCCAATCTTATTTCTTTCACCGTCTGGATAAACAGAATCATCATACCCAATATTATAACGGCAATTTACAACACCTCTACCAATATCTTTTATAAAGTCATAAGTAACTACAATTTGATAGTTATCATCCATATCTTCCAAAGAATATTCAGCATATACACTAATATTCGTTGTGAATAGTTGGACAATTAAACTATCAGCATTTTCAAGTAAACTAGCTAATCTACTTAAATCTAATATTACGTCTGAATTATTGTATATCCTTGTCATTATTCTTTGTATTATCACTATTAATTGTATTATCTTCTATCTTAGTGTAAGCTATAATGTGTTTATCCAAACCATCTACTTCTGGATAACCTAACTCTTTTCTAACTTCATTAGGACTAAGAACACCAACATTAAGTAAACTTACATAATAGTTTGCTAACGCTTGCTTATCACTCTTTAATAGTTCAGTTTCATCTAAATCAATTTCTAAATTATCTTCAGAAGGTTTAAGTAACTTTCTAGTAAATTCTTGCTCTACCATTATAATGTAAGGATTCAGCGTATGCAAAAGAAATTCTTGCTGTGCTGCTTCAATTGTAGAGTAAGAAGAATTAGATAAGTCACCAAGTAAAACTGGATTAATACCAAAGAATCTTGCAATATCTTGAACATTAAACAATCTACTTTCTAATAGTTGTGAATCTGCTGCACTAAGTTGAATTGGTTTGTATTCCATATTACCTTGAAGTATAGCCAAACCATTACCACCGTTAGCGTAGGCACTATTCCAAGATTGTCTTATTTGCTCTCTCTGTTTATCGGTTACTTGTCCTTGAACAGTCAGAACACCAGACAAATTACAACCATTAGTAAAGAAGCTATTAGCACTATTTTCAGTATTGTTAGCTAGTTTCAAACTTCTAGCAGCATAAGATAGAATAGATAAACCATTAATACCATCATAGGTATTTTTAACCAGATGAATCATATTAATCGGTTCTATTCTTTTCTTACTAACAACATTGCAAGTATAATAAAGCTGTTCTTTGTCTTTATCCCAATGTATTTGTACATCTGAAGACTCTAAATATCTTAATCTATCTACTGTACCATCTTCGTACCTCTCAATATAAGCAAATCCATTACCTTTTAGTAAAACAGATTGAATAAGTAACTTAATAAAGTTATACTTACTCATAACGTTATACTTATCTGCAAACACTAAATTAAGTGGGTGCGAAGAAATTTCTTCTTTGTCGTTAATAGATTTAATCTTAATTGGTAATACTGCAATAGAATCACTTATAATTTCCGTTGCTCGGAATACTGCACTAATATTCATTGCAGAATATTGGTTTCTAAGCGTACTGAAAATTAAAGCATCACTAAAAGGTACATAAGTTAAATCTCGTTCTTCTACGTTTTTGTTACTTTTCCAAAAATTCCATTTCATATTAATAAATAGTTTGTAAACTGAAAAAATTATTAGACTACACCAATTGTATTATCATAGTGTTCTGTTTCCAAGTAAGTACCTAACGCTTGAAGCATAGCAATTACTCCATCTATCTTTAACTGGTCAGATGTTTTAACTGGTTTTACATTATCGTTATGGTCAGACTTTAAAGAAACATTTGCAAAACACCATCTTGTTATTTCATTATTATCAATAATGATTCTTCCCATTTTCATTAGTCTTTCAAACTCTTTGGTACACCGATTAAAATGCCATAGGGCTTGACTAAACGGTTCTAGCGGTAATCCTTCAGTAGTTGCATTAATTGCCCATTGTGTAGCATTATAACTATCATAGGCAATCTTCTGAATAATTACATCATTATTAATATTAAGAATATCTTTTAATACATAATCATAGTCTACAACATTTCCAGTAGTTATATTAAGTAATCCTTTTCTTTGCCAGTCTTTATAAAGTTCTGAGTTGCTATTTTCTACTAATGCACTTTGTGGTAAATAGTAGTAATTCTTAAAATAAAACTTATCTTCAATTGGTATCATTACACTAACAGCAGTTAAATCAGATACTGCTGATAGGTCTACACCCATATATCCGTACATTCCGTTATATTCTTTTAAATCAATCTTCTTAGAAGAATCAAGTAATAAGTTATTATTAATCCAAATATCGCTACTACTGCACCA